TGTGGTATATTTAATTCTTGAGATTTAATACTTCTAAGTGTATCATAACTAAACTCTTGTAAACCACGTTTAGCATGGAATATTACATCAGTTCTTTTTACATCTCTAACTAATTTATCAGCACCAACATATGCTACTAAAAAGTTATTTACAACTTCATCTAATTTTATATAAGCATAGCTACCATAATTTTCTTCAACAGTATTACCATAAGCTTTATCAGCAGCTGTACTACCGTAGTTACCACCATCTAATTTTTTAAGTTGTACAACTATATTATTACCATCTGCAGGTGCAGAAGTAAATGTTATTACATTACCAGAAACAGTATAACCACTTGTTGTTTCGCTCCAACTACCAGCAGCACCAGTAGCACTTTGGTATAATTTAAAATTATTTTTACCGTAGTTTGGATCTGTATTAGAAGCTGCAAACCAAGCTAAATCTGTTTCAAAAGTTGTAGTGAAAGAAGCTGTAGTTCCATCACCTAAAAAGCCTTGAGCGCCTTCGTAATATTGTCTATTGTTTTCTGTTGAGTAAGCCATCTATTAACTTTTTGAATTTATTTCTTCAGTTTGAACTGCTTGTGCAGCTGCTTGAACAATTTGTGGATCTCTTATTACAACTCCAGCATAAGCTAATATCCTCATTATAACTTCGTTTTGTTCTGACGGATGAAGTTCAAATTGTGTTGACGCTGAAGAACTATAAATATATTGATTTAAACCACCAACAGTAAAACCCCAAACAACATTAGCAGGTTTTCTTATATATGAAACCTTAATATCTGAAGCTGTGGTAATACTTGTTGGGTATACGTATATATGTGGTATACCAGTATTATTACCAGAAGTTCCCTGAGTAGCTCTCTCGTATATGTATATAGGATAATCAGTTGTCGGTTTAGTTAATCGAGACATGTTAATGTGAAGAAATTCATCTCGTTCAACTCTTTGAAGTTCTAATTCGTCTTTATATATTACAGTACCTATTCTATGTAAGTCTGAAGGTGGTAAAAAATAAAGTTGTGAGTTTATTGAACTTACTGTTGCTGTAGCATCTGCATTACCAGTTAAAACAGTTATTGTATCATTTAATGAATAAGCTGAACCACGATTATTTATAGCGACACTAGATATAACACCATTACTATCAGATGTTAAAGTTATTGTACCATCTACATTACCAGCATTAACAGTTAATACTTCTGTATTTAAATAACCAGTTCCTGGAGTATTTATACTAATTGATACTATTGCACCAGTGGAAGAGTTTACAGAGTTTATATTAACTGTTAAACCTACACCAGAACCACCTGTAACACCTACGTTAGATGCAGCAGAATAACCTGTACCAGCAGCACTTAAAGTAAATGTTGGATTTGTAATATTTGTATCTACAGTTAAACCAGTTCCAGTACCACCTGAAGTTGATACATTGTTTGCAGCTGTATAACCAGTACCACCACTAGTTAAGCTTAAACTATTTACTACACCAATTGGTACTACTGTAGTATCACCAATTGTTTTAAATATAGAAATACAATCATCTATATTTTTTCTACGGTTAGCGTACTCGCTTTCCGTTTGCGGCACACGTAACTGTTGGTTTAAATCTTCAAAATAATTTTCGAATATATCTAACTGTACTTGTGTAGCTAGTTTGTTAAACTCATCTGGTGTTATATAACCTCTCTGTTCTTTATTAAGAATAGACAGTACCGTTGTGTAAACAGTATTTACGTTTATTGCCATTTATATTTTTATTTTAATATAGAGGCGACCGCAGCCGCCTCATATTATTATTACACGTTATCCAAGCTTTTTATCTATAGATCTATAAACTTCTACACCTTCATCTGTTTTAAGATAAGCTGCAAAAGCTGAGAATGGATTTTCATCAAACGGAACCTCCATTAATTTTCTACCGTTGCTAGCCCAAGTAAAGTATCTTTGATCTCCAGATAACTCTATAATTCTAGCTTCGCTTGCTCTAACTGCAAAGTTTCTTAATTGTACATTTTCATCATTTGCTAAATTTATAAACAACGCTGGGTTCTTACTAGCAAATAATAATAAATCTCTTTTAAGTTCCTTAGAACTCATCTTAGATACCTTAGAACCAACTTCTACTCTTAATATAGCTTCAGCATGATCTATATCCATATTCTTAGCAGCATTTAAAGCTTCTATTTGTAGTTCTAATATATCAAGTTGATCTTCAGCTATTTCAACAGTATCAAACTCTTTATATACTTTGTTCTTTAAAGGGTGATAAAGTGATAATAGTTTTTGTAATGCTTGATTTTCTTTTTTAACTATAAGTGCACCTTCTTTAAAAACGATATGACCTAAAGTTACTTCACCTTTTTGTTCATCTACAAACGGTGATGCTTGATTAGTAGCATATCTTAATTCTCTTTGCTTTCTTGATTCAGCATCAAAATACAGGAGAGAATGTTTTGTTGTGTGCTTTGTTGGTATAGTTAATGTTAAAGGATTTTTATTTCCTTTTAAAATATACTTACGATCTTTTATTTCCCAAGTATCTTTTTTAATTTCTTTTTTTGGTGGAGCAACCTTCTTAGGTTGTTCAACAGCCACCTCTGTGTTTTTTTCTTTGCATCAAGATCAGATGTGAACGCACCACCAACAGAACCAGTTAGCCACTGCTTCATTCTTCTATCATCAGTTTGTGAAGCTCTATATCTTACGTGTAAGAAAGGTCTTCTGATGTTAGAACCAAGTACTTGGTCATAAACAGTTGACGTACCAGCTGGGATTAGTACACCTTCAATTGAGTTAATACCATCGATAGCTCCTCTTGTAGAAGCATCATTTAAATATTTCCAGTCAGTCTTATAGAAGTCATATGAACCTCTTCTGAAACCACTAAATCCAAGATTTAACGCCATTTCTTCAGAGTTTTCAAATAATCCATAAGCAACACCACCTTGCATACCAGAAGAAATTGCAGCTAACATATCATCAAAATCTAAAGACGTTTGTCTTTGTAAGAATAACATGTTCTCTTCAATAGCTCCTTGAGTATCTAAGTTTTTAAGGATGTCATCAAATGCATCAAGTCCAGCAGCAGCAGTAAAGCCTACGTTTACATTACCTCTATCTTCGATAGCAGCAAAAAGACCTTGTGTACCTCTAATATCAGCACCAACGCCTGAAGCAGCAGCTTTCTGCTCACCTTCAACACATACCATTTCTAAATAGTCTTCAAATCTTAGTCTAGTTTCAGACTCAGCTTTTAAATACCATAAGTATCCAGAAGTTCCATCTTCAGTAGCAACTTCAACCCAACCAATCTGAGCAGTGTCAGAACCAGATACAACATATTTGTTTCTGATAATAACTGGTGAGTTAGAAAATTGAGTGAAAGAAGGAGTGATACTTATATATCCTTGATCAGTTCCAGACTGATTAGCAATAGCTTGTCCTTTTGCGTATTCAGAACCGTAAACAAATACTTTAAGATCGTCCATAGCATCTGTGAAACCTGCATCAGATAAGTGAGCTACAGTATAAGGACGAGCTGTAATAAATCCTTCGTCAGTACCAGTTCCAGCGTTAGATGAAGTTACTAAACATTTTGCTTCTGTTCCTGTAGCAGGATCCATAACAACAATTGTTTGGTTAACTGAAATAACGTTCTCTTCAAAAGTAGAACCAGAACCACCAGTTGGGATAGTTAAAGTACTTGCAGCAGCAGATCTTGTTACAACACCTGTATAAGCTACATGTAATCTATTTTGCTCTGACCAGATTACTTGATCAGAAGTCATAGGCATTTCAGCGCCTACCATTCTTAAGAATCCAGATAAAGTTCTATTACCATATCTTTCAACTTCTTGTTCATAAATTTCTGGTAAATATTGAGCCGCGAAAGTATCAGTTCCATCAGTCGCGTTATCAAATACCAAGAAATTGCTCGCTAAAACCTCTTGTTTTTGAGAAGGAGTTATTGAGCCAAATTGTGGAGATAAACTCATTTTTTAAAATTTTAATTATTTAAACTTTCTTTTTTTAATTTTCAGTTTTGAAGAGTCAAGTCCACTTATAGATCTAACTTTTAAACCACCAACAAATACATCACCTGAAGCTGTTTTACGAGGTTCATTTGATATATTCTTTGATTTAGCCATTATATCCTTAGTAGCATCTGCTTTACCTTGCTCATAAAAATGTTGAGCAATAGTATCAGCATTTCTAGCCGCATATAAAGCTTTGTGATAGCCTTGGTAATCATTAACATTTCCTTTTTTATCTAGGAACTTCCCTATAAAATTAGAAATATCTGATTGAGTTTCAGCTATTTGTTTAGGATTTTTAACACCATATCTAAACTTTTTATCACCGACATTGAAATCAAAACCTTTGAAATCGTCACTTAAAAAGTTATTTGTTTTTGATAAAAAATCCTTATGCCTTTCTTCTGCGACACGTTGATCTTCATTATATCTATTGAAAAAGTCTAAAGCTTTTTGTTGTTCTTGAGTTACGCCTGGTCTCAACTTGATCTCATCGTAATATTTAGTTTTCAGTCCCTCTAAAAAGTTTTTAGCTTTTGCAACTTCTTCTTTAAACGCAATTTTCTTTTTGCGTACATCTTTTGGTTCATCTAATTCTTCGTCATATGCAAAGTCTTCTAATAAAAGACTTACATCTTCAGAATCAAGATGTGGTTTAGTTTGTTTATAATATTCTCTGATTAATGTATTATTATCTACATTTGTATAATCAGCATTTAATCTAGTGTAATCTTCGATTGTGCCACCAGTTTCTTCCATAAATGAAACTAGTTTTTCAATGTTTTCAGGTAATTGTCTTTGTTCAACAACTGTTTCTGTTTTTGGTTGCTCAACTTTTTCTTCTACCTTTTCTTCTTCATCAACCTCAATAAGTGTAATAGGTGATTCTACTTCTTCTTCGGTGGACCGTACTTCTTCAACCACTCCTTCGCTGTTGCCACTGTCTTTGGGTTCTTCGACAACAACATTGCTATCATTTGTCTCTTGTGTTTGAACGGCATCTTCTTCGTTTTTAATTACTACTTTAGTTACTTCTTGTTCTGGTAATTCAACTAATGGTTCTTTTAAATTAACTTTAATAGGTTCATTAGAAGCTTTACCTAATTGTTTTGGTTTGGTTTTTTTACCTTTCAAGGTAAATTCACCTTCTTGTTTTGTTGCTTTTTCAGCCATAATAAAATAATATAAAATTAATAAAAAATATTTTTAACGAGGTTCAAACTGTTCTAGTCCAAATCCTCCTAAAGAATCAAAACCAGCTGACTCAAAGTTTTTTGGCAGCTCATCGTTTTGACGCTGTGAGATCATTTGTGATTGCTGCGTGCCAATTATTCTAGCACGTTCATCTTTACGATCTTCTATTTCTTGTTCTTTTGATTTTTCAACTTGTGCTCTAGCTTGAGCTAACTGCATATTGAAACCAAATTCTTTCTGCATTAACTGTTCTTTTATTTCAGCTTCTACTTGCATACGTTGTATTTCAAACTGAGACTTACCTTTTTCTAATTGAAGTTTGCTGTCATTAAGAGCTTGTTGTTTCTGTAACTCAGCTAATGCAGCTGCTTCAGAAGCTTGTGCGTTGGCAGCGGCTTGTGCTTCTATATTAGCTAATTGTGCTTGTCTATCATTAGCAGCTTTTACTTTTTGTCTATACTTTAAAAACTGATTTGCTAGTTTTAAATTTCTTATTTCCCTAATATCAATAGCGTCTTCTAAACCTATTTGACCACCTTGTAAAGCTATTTGTATATTTCTTTCTAGGTATTGTTTTTCCTCTTCTTCAGGTTCTAACTCTAAGAATATACCAAACTCATGCATATTTAATTTATCTATTTCTTGTAAACTAGAAACATTAAATTGATTTATAGAGTTCATTAATGCTTGTTTTGTTAAAGGGAAATTAAGCATATCAGCTATTCTTAAACTTATATTTTCACAAGTTCTAACTGTTAAATACATCATTGATTGTAAGATGTGTTTAGTAGCTGTGTTGGATGCAGCAGCTGCTAATTTTTGTAAACCAACTAATGAATCTTTATTTGGTTGACTACCATCTCTAGCTTCATTTAATCCCGTCACATCACGTATCATTTTTAAATAATACTCGTATGTTTGTACAAGTGCTTGTATTTTACTTATACCTGACGATGTTTGTAATTCTTGAATAGGTACTTTACCTCTATTAGGATCGCCATCTTGTGTTAAGCTTCTACCAACAATACTACCAGTTTGGAAATACATGTTTAAAGCTTCTTGTGGATTATAATTAGTACCATTACCTAAATCAACTTCAGCTAAACCATCAACATCTACAAATACACCATCTGGTACCATACGTGAAAGTACCTGTTGTATTTTTAAATGAGTTAACTGAATCATATCAGCAAAACCAATACACTTACTTACAACACTTTCAATACGACCTTTGTACATTCTAGGTGCTGTAATACTATAATTCATTTGAACTTTTGTTTGATCACTAAATGGTCTAGTCATGTTTTCACACATCTCCCATTTAAGCATTTTATCAAATCCTAAAACTTTAGCACCACTATATAAAACCTCAATAGCTCTATGTACTTTGTCAAACTTGTCACTATCAGGTGGATTAAATGTATCGTCTTTTTCTAAAGCTTTTTCTAATCCTTGATCTGTTTGTTTTATTTTAAATACTTGATTTGAATAAGTTTTGTATTCAAAATATAAAACTTGAATAGTGTTATAGTTATCATCTATACCGTAATAACCTCTAGTATAATTAGAATCTCCTGGATACTTTTGTATTTCTTCTAAATCTTTATCAGTTAAATGAGGAAATTGTTTTTTAACCTCTTGTAAACTCATTGATTTAACTTCACCAACATAATATAAGTCTTCAAAGTTAGGATCTTCAGTATAAGAATATACTAAATTTGTAGGATCTACATAATCAACAGTAACTCCATTTGCTAAATTAAAATCTGTTTTAACAGCTCCAATACCAAGCACAACTAAGTCTTGAGCTAAACGCTTTTTAACTTCATCATACTTATTATAATCTAAAACATTGTTTATAACTTCTTCTTCAGCTATCTCAATACTTTGTTTATAATTTAATTGTAAGAATAAATCTAATTCTTCTTGACTTAATGGTAGTTTTTCTGGTTCAGGTGAAGCATAAAAATTTCTTCCTGTAGCTTGATTAAGCTGTTCAATCATTTCTTTGTTTTGAATATCTCTCAAAGCATTGAAAGCAAAATCAGTTCTTTCTTTAATAGCATATGGATCTGACGCAAAAGATTTTATTTCATATCCTTTATCAGTCATACCATTTACAACTATATCTACAAATTTAGATAAAACCGCTACAGGTTTCCAGTCTAAATTTAAATAACTTAAGTCACCATTAATTGATAACTCATCTTTATATTTTTGTACAGACTGCTCGCCTCTTGCATAAAGTCTTAAGTTATGAAAGTATTGCCAGTTATTCCCGAACCTACCTCCAACGCCAAGTCCTCTGTCACCTCTGAACCACTCGTTCTCAATAGCTCTTCCAACGGCATAACCGTATTCATAGCTTTGTTTCTCTGCGTCTGATACTACTTGACTCGGAAAAGAACTATTAGTATTAGTATAAATCATCTATTTTATTATTTTTGAAATCTGTCCATCGTTGTTATACTTGTTAAAAGATAATACAACAGGCTTCTTTTGCGTTTTATAAACTGGCGTGTATTTGTTTTTATTACAAGCCATAATAGCTAAACCAGAACTAATACTAGCATCGTGTTTTGTTCTGTTGTTTATATTAAACTGCGCCCAGTCTTCTAATGTTTTTTGAAAATACATTTGACCATATCCATGCTCTAAAATACCGACATGATCTTCTATATATGTTTCTATAGCAGCAGCATGTGCTTGCTTAATATCCTCACTTGAATTTGGTATACCACCTATTTCTTTTTCAGCAACTGAAAGTTTATTGTAAACTTTATCAGGTCTATTTATAGAAAACTGTCTATAACCTCTACGTTTTAAATAATACAATAATCTTGGTTTATTATTCTCTGCGAGTATTGGCATACCATAAAAATGTAATGCCATTAATACATCTTCAAAAAATATTTCAGCTGTTTGAGGTCTTGCTATATATTCTAAAAAGAACATATTGGCTGGTGCCATTTCCATACTAAATTTAGTTAAACCATGGAAAGCACCTTTTGATCCTCGCTTGTCTACAGTTCCTGATATATCATAACTGTCACAACCAAAAGCACCAACGTGTTCATTACCTGGATACTTCACTCCATTTTTTATAATCACACGATTTTGCAAATGCGCAGGTGGAACCCAAGAAACTAAAAATCTACCATTGTTGTTTGGTATAAATCTTACTAATGTATCTCTTTTGTCACCCTCCCATTGAAAACTACCACGAGTAATCAATGATTTATTTTTTATATCTTCATTAAAATCTATTTGTTCGTATATTCTAGTTAGATTAAATAAAGATTCTTTTGCTTCATCTCTAAAAGCATGTTTCTCTGTACGTGGAAACTGCCTGTAAAATTCATTTAAACCGTCTTGATCATTTTTTAAACCATCAACTTCGTTCTGCCAATAATCAATTACACCTATATTTATAATTTCACCATGTGGTCCTTTGGTAATTTCTTTCGGAGTGTCGAATACAGGTAATCCATAAGAATCAATGTATCCTTCGTAGTTCCATTCCATAGGTATGAACAAACTATATAATCCCGAACTAGTCTGTCCGTTGCGGTTTCTTTTTGTGACATCTGAGTCATAGTATAATTTTTTAAAATTATCACCACCTTTTTCAAGTGCATTACTAGTTGACCCCATCATACACTTACCAACTACTCTACTACCTAATCTTAATGTGGTTTTCGTAACCCTCCAGTTGTTGAGGATGTTGTTCGGCTTCTCCCATTTCCCCGATTCATCATGGACGAGGAGTTTGAGTTTCTCCCCATCGTAGGAGTTATCACCTGTGTTCTTCCAGTCGATCGTGGTGTCCAGTCCCTGGAGATCCGGTACGGCTTCGTTTGCGATGAGCTTACGTCGGGTAAGCTTACTGGCTGGGACACGGTAGGCGAGCTCGGTCTTTGGCCTGTCCATACCGTCCTGTATCGGTTTGAAAAAGAAGGGGTAATTAACCGATATGGGTACCACCTTATCGGTGAACATGGTCTTAGCGTCAGGCCCAGACTTGGATAATATACCATATCTAGAGTCAGAGGATATGGTTGCAAAATTAACGACCTCTCCGGATGCCATAAATGAGAACCCAGAACGCCTGTTCTTAAGGTAGCACATCCCGTAAGACCGTACGTCGGCTTTACAAGCCTCCCAGAATAAAAAGAAT